GTTTACCAAAATCAATAACAAGTCCCTTTGTGATCGTCTTGCTTTCATTGTTATCGTAATTAACGGTAATGTTTTTAATATCTTTCATTTTCTTCACCTCTCAACGATTTGGCAATTCTTTGTTGATTCTTGCAGATAAGATCATTTATGTTACAAAATAAATAATATGTCAACCCTCTTATCTCTTCTATATCATCTGTGACCATAATGCGATTGAGTTCACCGTCAATCATATCACGGGTGTTATTGATTTCCTGTCTGAGTTTCATTTTCTTCATTCTCCTTCAAAATTAACAACTTTTCCGTTGTCGGTGTAATCTCGTTTGTCAAATTCAAGTTTTAACTTGTCGATGACAACCCTGTCGATATGCTCCCAAAACACTTCGTCAGTGTCGGAGTGTTCAATTATTTCGGTCATAGACTTTAGTGCCTTTGCACATCTGTCACGACCAAATCCGAAATCCTTATGCAAAGCATACAGCATTGTTTTAAATACTCTGCGTGTGATGTCCTTGTTTTCTTTTTCTCGGATCTGCTCGTATGCGTTTTTGGCAATCCGTTCAGCTTCCTGTTTAAGCTGTTTCGGAATCTTAGGCGGTATTCTCGCTTTCAATGCTTTCTCTCCTTTCGTCAATCTTATCAAGTGCAGTTACAATCAACGAGCTTTTGGCTTTGGTGTCCATAAGCTCTGCTTGATAGTAAAACCGACCCGTTGTATTCCGTCTGATGATACAGCCTTTCAGAACGTATTCTGCTCCATTGTACAGCACGGTTCTTTCAAGGTTGCGTTTAACTTCCGAGATATTCACAGCATTTCCACCTCGATGTAAATACCCGGAACATCCGCCCAAAACTTTTCGCATATCTCACTTGCGACAAGTGCGTCATCAGACCAAAAGCCGAGAGCGGTCATACAGTCTTTTAGCATTTTTTGCAGATTGTCCGTGTCAGGTTTTGTTATACGATATTCGCCGTCTTGATGTTTACCACGAGGAAAGCACCACTTTGTTATCAACCTGACAGCCGACTCGTACGGTTCTGACGGTTTAAACTTTGCTAAATGTGACGTGAGCTTTTCTCTTGCCTGTTTCACCTCGGGCGGATTGTAAAAAACAGGTTTGCCGTTTTTTACCATAACCTTATGTTCCTGTGCAGTTACGGTCGGCGGTATCATCGCCATAAAAAAATCCATTTTTATATTTCACTCCTTTAAAGCATTAAAGCTACTTTTAATTTTTGAATTTTGCTTTTAGTCACAGGTCAGGGGAAGGAGTTGTTGTGCGTAAGCTTCGCACAACTACTTCACCCCTGTGACCTTTAGGGAACGGACACCGTTTATATATACGTAGTATATATACTTTTTCTTTCCCTCGGAAAATCTCGAGAAAAAAGTCATTTTCCGTCATTTTTAGAAAAGGAAAATCTCGGGAAATTTTCCCTATTTTCCCTCACGGAAAGAGAAAATCTCGATAAAATTTTCCTTCCAAATTTGACGGAAAGGGAAAATTTATTCGACTTTTTCCTTTTCCTTTAATCCTGTTTTACCGCCGTCAATCCAAAATCCGCCGTGTTCTTTTAGTCGATTTCGGACTGTTTTTTCGGTAACTCCAAGATATGTAGCAATGTCATTTATATCTGCCTGACCGTTATTCTCTTCTGCCGTAAAGGCTGTCATAAGAGATTCCATGCGTCCTTTTTTGTTTTCCGATTTAGTATTTTTCTTACCGAAATTCTTCTTATAAGGCGGGTCAAAATCGCCCTCAAAATTACAGTCCTTCAACACACCTGTTGCGTCCGATTTGTGAATCGGATAATCAAACCAAAGGTTAAGTGCATCAAATGCCGGAAACTCTCGCAGAGTACCCTCTATTCTCCACGCTGACATCCCTTTTACGGTTTTTTCGGCACGGGCAACATCTGACATCATCAGTTTAAAAGACTGTTCAGGAAGCGTTTTGCGTGCGATGTCAATCATATTATTTGCCATTACCAAATCATCCTGCGAACACACTTCACTGATTTTGTTGAAGCGACCTATCCAGTCTTTGCAGATTTTACAGGTTCTTTCATCCTTTTGCTGTTTCATCAAATCTTCGCTGATTTCAAGCCTTGTAAGGTCAAGGAGTGCATCGGGGTCACGAGCGAAAACACCCGAGCCCGAAACTCTGTCCATTGACTTTTTACCGCCCTGAGCACCTTTTGAATGGTGGTGACAGTAGATTACCGCACAACCGATTTCGGTACACACCTTATCAAACTGGTTGCAAAAGTGGGCCATTTGGTCAGCACTGTTCTCATCACCTGTGATAACCTTGTATATCGGGTCAATCACAACAGCTATAAAGTTGCCTTTTAAAGCTCTGCGTATGAGCATAGGCGCTAACTTATCCATAGGCACGGACTTGCCACGCAAGTTCCAAATATCAATTCTGTTTAAGTTTTTTGGTTCAAGTCCTAATGCTTCATATACATCCTTGAATCTGTGAAAACAGGACGCACGGTCAAGTTCAAGGTTCACATACAAAACATTGCCCTGCGCACACTTAAAGCCGAACCATTCTGTTCCCTCGGCAATTGCAATACACAATTCAATCAGCCCGAACGATTTGCCGGCTTTAGAAGGTCCGCCGAGGAGCATTTTATGTCCCTGTCGCAATACTCCCTCAATCAGAGGCGGAGCAAGTTCAGGAGGATTTTCAAAAAAATCTGCGAGGTTCTCAAGATCGGGCAAGTCATCGTTAATGCTCTCCACCCAGTCTTTCCACTCGGCAAAGTCGGATTTACCGATATTGGTGTCAATGATAAACTGCTTTTTGCCGTTACGGATAACACCGGGCATACGGCTCAGCCTTGACGGATTGCGGTTCTGCTTGTCGATTTCAAAGCCGTTCTTATTGCACACATTGTAGAGATAATCAACTCTTTTGCGGTATTCGTCATAGTTTGCGGCATCAATCTTAACAATAGCGTGGACTGATTTTCCGCCCGAATAAACAAGCACCGCAACAGGCAGCTCAAGCTCTCTGATGATTGCATTTTGTTCTTCAAGAGCCATACAGTCAGATTCCACCAGAGCGTAACGATAATCGGTTACATTCTCGTTTTTAACACCCTTACCGTCCAATGGATTAAACCTTATCCACGCTCCTGCCTCGGGTTTGTAATCGCCGAATACATTTGAAATATCACCGTCACAATTGTTGAGGGCGGCAATAAGCTCACCTGCCGTACGGTCACAACTGCCCTTTGTAGGCAGATATTTAACCTTGCCGTTATCGTTCTTCTCCCAAGTTTCGGTTACATAGCCGACATTTTCGGAGCTGTCAAAGAGGGTTTCAAGGTAGGTTACAATTTCATTCACAGGATTCCAGTTTGCAGGCTCGTGAAACTTTACACCCTCACAGGCTGTTACTCCAATATCGCCCTGTTCAAAAGCAATTTCGTCATTCCAGCCGAGTTCTTTCGATTCACGAAAAGTCATCCCCCTGTCTTTAGCCATTTGGATTATCGTGCCTGCTGTGACAGGTGAAGCAGAGCCGTTAAAGCTCTGCCATTTCTTTTCGCACTCACCGTTGTGATAGCGGTTGTCTGCTCTGCTCCAATCGTCCCAGTCTTTTACGCTGTATCCCTCTTGTTTGAGTGCCATTCCGACATTTACCCAGTCTTGGTAGTCAAGCTCTGACGGACTGATGTATTCAAGTGCATTAAGTAAGTCCAACCGTATTCACCTCGCTTTGCGGTACATATGTTTTCGGGTTAATGTTTTTCGGAGTTCTCCAACCGTTTGCGGCAATCCTTGAAATCAAAGCTGACGCTTCGTCAAACTGCCATTTGCCCACGTGCTGAAAACCTCTGCTTTCAAGCATACGGATTTGTTTAGGTGTGGTTAAGCCCTCAATTCTTCGCTTTTCGAGCCTGTCAAGAATAAGTTTTGCTTTGCCGGCACTCTGAATTTCATCGGGGAATATTCCGAGCTTTTCAAGTTTTGCTTTCTGTTTGTCTGTAGGCGGAGAACACTCCCAGCCGAATGCAGGAACATATCCTGCAAGGTCCTGCGCCTGAATTGACATTTCGTACTGCAACGGATCTACAAGTTTGCGTTTGCGTGTTCGCATTTCCGCAAGCTGATTTGCAAGCGCTTCTTCACGCTGAGCAACAACATCTTCACTTGCTTTTTCCTCCGCTTCTTCAATGTCAATCGGACAGCCTGCCTGTTCCGATAAGTTTTCGGTCATCTTTTGTGCGACCTCTTCGTTATCGCAAATGAGATGTGCAGGTCTGCAAAGTTCGTGCCTTTCTGTGTGCCACAAAAAGTCGAGTAGCAAAAGCTCCGTCTTGTTTGGTGCAAGCCTTGTTCCTCTGCCGACCATTTGGCAGTAAAGCCCACGCACCTTTGTAGGTCTTAAAACGACAACGCAGTCAACACTTGGGCAGTCCCAACCCTCGGTTAAAAGCATTGAGTTGCACAGCACGTTGTACTTATCATTTTCAAAATCCTGCAATACTTCCGCTCTGTCTTCGCTGTTACCGTTGACCTCTGCCGCTTTAAAGCCTTTTTCGTTCAAAATGTCTTTAAATTTCTGCGATGTTTTTACAAGTGGTAAAAACACAACAGTTTTACGGTTCTTACAGTATTTTTTCATTTCTTCGGCAATCTGATAAAGATACGGATCAAGTGCCGTGTCAATATCACTTGCTTTAAAATCTCCTGCCTGTGTGGCAACTCCCGAAAGGTCAAGTGTAAGCGGTATTGTCACAGCTTTAATCGGTGACAGATATCCCTCTTTGATAGCCTTAGGGAGCGTGTACTCATACGCAAGCGAATCAAATACTGTTCCTAAATTTTTCATATCTCCTCGGTCGGGTGTTGCGGTAACACCCAACACTTTTGCATTGTCAAAATGCTCAAGCACACGCTGATAGCTGTCGCTGATTGAGTGATGTGCTTCATCAATAATGATTGTGTCGAAATAATCGCTGTCAAAGTTTGACAGCCTTTTCTCACGCATAAGCGTCTGTACAGAGCCTACAACAACCCTGTTCCACGAACCTATGCAACTTTGCTCGGCTTTTTCAACCGACGAATTAAGTCCTGTTGCTTTTTGGATTTTGTCCGCCGCTTGGTCGAGCAATTCTCCACGGTGGGCAAGTATCAGCACCCTGTCACCTCGACGGACACATTCTTCGGTGATTTTTGCAAAAACTATCGTCTTGCCACAGCCTGTAGGCAAGACAAGTAATGTTTTTAAATTGCCGCTTTCCCACTCGGAGAAAACGGCATTCTTCGCTTCATTCTGATACGGTCGTAACTGCATTAAAAGCTACCCGGTGTCCAGTTATTCGGCATCGCAGTATTTGGCGTTGCAGGCTGTGTGTTATACTGTGGCGGATATGTAGGCTGTACATACTGCTGAGGTGCAGGCTGTGCTACGGCAGGAGATACCGTTGTCACCTGCTCATCGTAGGCATAAAAATACTTGATGTCATTTGTTACGCCCTCTGTACCGTCATTCTTGACATATTTGCGTATGATAACCTGACATTTACCTTTCTTGCCGATAATGCCTGTCCAGTCCATACGGAGCGGTTCGCCGTGCTTTTTCATTGACACGGACAAAAAGAGCTGTGACAGCTTCCATTCAAGCGAGGAGTGCAGTACGAAATTAACTGTAATTTCTCGCTTGTCATCTGCTCCCCACACATCAAAAGTCACCTTTGCCATATTGCACGGCGGCAGTTTGCCTTTACCCTGTGAGCGAGCACGCTCAACCTTTGCTACTGTAAAATCATAATCATCCTCGGGGAGCGGTTCATAATTTCCGCCCTCTTCGGTTATTTCGTCGTTCCAACCAAATTCTCTATCCATTTATACATCTTCCTTTCTTATTAAAACGGTAAGTCACGGTTGCTCTGTATCACTTCGAATACCTTATTCCACGCTCCCACAAGGCAACCGTTAATAAATCGTGGGTCATAGTTTGTGATTGGTGTATCGTAAGGGTAGTGTCCCTGTGTAAACACCGCCTGTCTGATTTCGCTTTCATCAACACCGTTAGCTCTCATAAGGTCGGCAAGAGCTTTTGGTATGCCCTCGGGAATATTGACAGATTTATCATTCTGTATCTGAGGTGTTGACAGCGGAACAGGCTCGGGAACTTTTTCAATCTGCGTAGGTTGTGGCACAGGCTGTGTCGCAGGCTCTGCCTTAGGTGGTTGAGGTATCGGATTCTGCGAAACAGGACCGTTATTTACAGGTGCAACATCATTAAAAATATGGGCAATGCCTGCATAGCTAAAATCCATTTCTTCGGGCAGTCCGTGACGATTCTTTGCGTCCCAACAGGGATGATGAAGCGTGTGCATTACTCTCCCTCCGCCCTGCGCTTTGTACTTTCTGCCGTCTTTGTCGGTTGCTACCGCTACTGTTTTATAGTTTGCGAAAAGCACCATATCCGCCCATTCTTTTACAAGCGGAGAAATCTGTGAAGCAGTCTTTTTGCCGAGTTTAAGCTCCCAACGGTCATATTCACCGATTTCATCAGGCTGTGAAAACTTGCGGAGCTGTGCGTGTGCGGTGAGCACAACATTGATACCTCTGTCAATCAAATCTTCAAGGCTGTTCAAAAATCTGCCGAACTCCTCTTTTTCGTAAACATATCCGTTTCCGTAACCGAAATCCTCAATACCTTTTTTGCCGTACTTTGAGCAAATATCATCAATACAAAGCTGTTCTGCCCAGTCGATTGTGTCAATAACAACCGTCTTGCATACAGTCGGATTGCTTTTGATATATTCAAGCTGACTTTTGAGCATAGTCCACGATGTCGGCTTATCCATTCTCGCAACATCAAGGTTTTTTGTGCTGCCCTCCGTGTCGATAAACAGAGGGTTCGGAAACTGCGAAGCAAAAGTTGACTTGCCGATACCCTCGGGACCGTAAATTACAACCTTTTGAGCCGACTTGATTTTACCTCTTGTAATGTTCATTTATCTTACCCCCTGTACATCTGAAAAATTGATTTTATTGCCGTCAACATCAATGACAACATAGTCGATTGCGTAGTTGAGCAGTTCGTTTGTCAGATCCTGTATTGACTTGCCTGTCATACCTGCAATCAAAACAATTCTTGAATAGTTTTCAGGCATAATCTTGACCTTGGTATAACCGCAGGCAAGCTCTCTGTGCGGATTGCATTTGATTACACATTCGTTTGTATTTGTTTTTGCTGTTGTTTTAGCTGTAGTTCTTGTAGCCATAATTAAAACTCTCCTTCTGTCCAAGTCGGTGTTGTAACAGGTGCGGTTGTTTCGGACTTAATATAACCGTCCTCAATGATAATTGAACATTCATCACCGTTTGAAACTCTTGTTGCAATAGCCTGCAGTCCCTCTGATTCAAGCCATTTTGCAAAGTCTTTGAGTGTGTCGGTGTCCATTTGTTCGAGCTTGTCAAGCAAGACAAATCCGCATTCGGGATTGAGTTTGCGTACAATTGCCGTAGCGACACGAAGCTGTTCAGAACCGCTCATATTGTCCCACTTAAAACCGTTATATGTAAGCTCGCCCTTTTCAACCGATAAGCCGTCAAGGGGTAAATTTGCGTTGTTGAGCAAGTCATATTTTGTTTTGCGGATTTCTTCAAGCTGTGCTGTCATATCGGCGTACTTGCCGTAATATTCCTTTGCGTCCTCATCAGCTTTCGCTTTATCGAGGTTGGCTCTGACTTTGCGGTTAATTTCGTCAATCTCGGTAATGTTTCTTTCAAGCTCTGCCGTGCTTTCATCGTGCAGTTCGGCAACGGTCTTTCTGCTCTGTTCAAGCTGTGCAAGCACTTTTGTAAGTTCGGAATTGTATTTTCTCAAATCCTCGTTAAGCCTGTTGATTTCGCTCTGCAAATTGTTGGCACGGATTTCAAGGTTATCTTTTTCTGCTCTCAGACGGTTATTTTCACCGTTGCGTGCAAGAATTTCCTGCTGTTTATTGATAAGTTCAGAGGCTGATACAGGTTCATTCGGCACGCCTTCGTATTCGGGCATTTCGGCGGCAAACTTTTTCTTTTGGTCTGCAATCTGACCGATAGCACGACGCTCGTTATACACCTGTGTTTCCTGCGTTTCAAGTTCATAAACTCTGTTGCCTACACCGATAATCTGCAGGAGCGTGTCAGCCTTTTCCTTGCCGGTTGCATTCATAAATTTCGGCAGGTCAAGAGCAAAGTTACTGACAAATGCGTCAAGCAAAGCCTGTCCGCCTTTGTTGCCTGCGGTGTCAATTACTTTAAGACTGCTGTTCTTACCGCTACGCTCCACAACAATACCGTTTGAGAGCTTGATTTTAAGATGTGGCGGAATCGTTGAACCCTCACGGTACGGAGCAGACGGAGCGAAACGATTACCGCCGAGAGCCCACGCAATTGCGTCAAGAACAGATGTCTTGCCCTGTCCGTTTTTACCGCCCAACACGGTAAGTCCGTTTTCGGTCGGTTCATAAGCAACCGCCTTTACTCTTTTTACATTTTCGATTTCAAAAGCTGATATTTTTACTGACATATTAAAGTCCTCCTTGACAATTCGCTTAAAATTGTCTATCATTTAATTAAGGTATTTTTCTTTGTCCGTTGAGGCTTTGCAGAGCTTCAGCGGATTTTTCTTTGCAATTGCAATTAATATTTAACATTGATATAATCCAACACCCTTGCCCAGCCGTATCTTTCGCCTGTTTTATCATCTGTGCAGCAGTTATACATCCAATACTCCCACTCTTTAGGATTTCGCTCTTTAAGTAAGTCAAATCTATGAGGGCGCTTTTCCAAGTGCAAACCAAATCCGCACATTGAGCAACCTGTTCTTTGAGCTTTGGTTGTGTACAAAGTACCATCTTCTTGCCTCTCGATTTTTCCATATATTTCGGGAACAGGAACATTTAAATCAAGAGCAAGTTGCAAAATGTCCTGTCTGTTAAAAATCGCAAATGGTGCTGATCTGATTGTAGATTTACCAAAATAATTACAACCATTTATCATTAAGGATTTGGCTCTTCTTCCGCCTTCGGAAGCCATCAAGCCAAGATAAGGCACGCTGTTATGTTCTTTTGCCCAAGTGTCACAAGGCTTTTCTTTTAGATAATAGCAGCATTTTGATGACACTTTGAAATTTGGAATTTGATAATTTGTACCCTCTTCATTGTTCGCATAACCGCCGAACTTTTCAAGCCATTTTTGCGACATTTTCATACGACTGTTTTTTTGATAACCGCCATAGGCCCCTGTTTCGCCTGTTACAATAGCGTGTCGAACAGTTTTGTTTTTTTCTGTCGGATTTGCAAGTAATTCAATCTTGGCGGCAATTTCTTTTGATAAGACAGGAAATCCAAACTCCTGAATTATATCCTGTTTAGTCCAGCGGTGTTCTTTTCCTGCACTGTCAATATACCGAACTGATGGCTTTAACCTTTCAATTCCGAGCTCTTTATGTATTTTTTGTATGCTTGAATCTTCAAGGTAAGAAACGCTGATTCCCGGGGCACGGATTCCAATCGACTTTAAAAAGATAAATAATGTAATGCTATCAAGACCGCCGACCGAAACGTGATAGTTTAATTCTCGTCTATCGCATTCTTCGGCAAATTCTCTCGCTCTGATAGTTGCATACTTAACTTTAAATTCATAATCCTGTTTTTGCTTAACAATGAAATCAGAGATTTTTCTCTGTCCGTCAATTCTTTCCATTCGTTCAAAAACATTTTCTTTCATTTCTTCACCCCTACACATTCAAAGCCGATTGTTTCGGGTTCTGATGATTCATAGGCTTTGAGCTTATTGCGAAGTGTACGGTTTTCGTTGCGATAACCGCTTGATGTCACCAGTTCAAGGGCGAGGTCTGCCCTTGCGTTTCTCAGCTCAATGCTGAGATGTCTGTTCTCTGCTCTGAGGCTCTCATTCTCCTTAAGCAGTTTTCTGCGTGTAAGTAAATCTTTAAATGCCATTTTGTGTCGTTCCTTTCATTGGGTTTGAACCGAGAATATAATTGAGAAACGGTATTCTCGGAATACGGATAGATGTGCCGACTACAATTACATTGAATCCCAATTTTTCGGGTTCGTCCTTTGCCTGTTCACGCAAGTTTTGCGGAGCAACTCCAATAGCCTTTGCGGCATCCTCAGAAAGCAAATAGACATCACTGCTATCCATAATTTCTTTGATTTTTTTGTTCATCTGAACTGTGTCCATATGTACACCTCCTTAATTTTCGTTGGTAATTTTGTCTGAAACGATTTCGACTGATTCAACATCAGCTACGCTGAGAGCCAGTTTGAGCAGTACAACCTCGCTGACCGTTCGTGTTATCTGATAGCTTGTAACATACGGAATTTCTGTTCCGTCAATTTCAAGAAGGAACTTGTCCTTTGTGTCAATAAGTTTAAGTTTTGCCATTTTCTCACCTGCTTTCTGTTTTACCTATCTTGATTTCTACACCCAAAGCCGTTAAGAGCCTGTCGGCATTTTCAAGAGATATGCTCTTTTTGCCTTTTTCCCAATACTGAATAGCTCTTTTAGTAAAGCCCGATTTCTTAGCAAGCTCACTTTGCGAAAAGCCTTTCTGTTTTCTGCTTTTGAGCAATATTTCAGCAAATTCATTGATGTGCATTGATTTCACCAACTTTCTATGATATACTATATGTAGTGATGAACGGCAATTCATTACACTATATAATGAAAGGGGTCTTTGCTTATCAAAAAGGCAATTTATAACTGCGAATCATTGAACGATAACTTTAGTAAGAAAAATCTTGAAATCGAATATCCGTCAGTCTGTCCTATGTGTCACAAATCTGGCGACCCCTCGTATTTAAGCTCCTACTATATTGACGATGAACATACTTATCCAAATCTTTTCGTTCATTTCTTCTGTCACAATTGTGAAAAGACCTTTTTAGGTAATTATCATATAGGTCCTTATCACGGTTTAACTGAACTTATGGGCTTCGAACCTATTTCTAGAGTAGAAGAACGAGAGTTTCCTAAACACATAAAAGACTTATCCCCTGATTTTTGTAACATTTACAATCAGGCTTATGCTTCCGAACAGTACGAATTAAAAGATATTTCAGGTATGGCTTACAGAAAAGCCTTAGAGTTCTTAGTAAAGGATTACGCAATAATGTTACAGCCGAACAATAAAGATAATATCGTTAAAGCACCATTATCAAGATGTATCAATGATTACATTGATAACAACAGAATCAAAAAATTAGCAGTAGCCTCTGCTTGGCTTGGTAATGATGAAACACATTACGAAAGAAAATTCAAAGATTATAATATTGATAACTTAGTCGAATTTATAAACGCTATTGTTTCTTTCATAGATTCTGATATATCCGCTGTCAATGCAGAAAGAATGATAGAAGGTAACTAATTATCCTTATCTGTTGAGAACTTAAAACTAAAATTGAAGAATTCAAGCTGATTGATTGTATCCTGCAATTCGTCAGCTTGTTTTTTTGCCTTTTTTATAAGGCTTTCAAACTCCTGCAAATTTGTAGCCGATATATTAAGCACTCCTTCATTTGAATAGTTGCCTATCATTTTATTTTTCATTTCTTCACCTCTTTTAAGCAAAGTCCGTTTAATGGGACTGCGGTTGTGGTATTATTGATTGTGTTGCAAATATCTTTTGCGAATGTTATAATCGAGCAAAGGAGCTGATTATATGTGGGTAATAATTAGTGGTATTTTAGGCATTGCAGGCTTTTTAATATCTTTAATAAACCTGATTAACTATTTTGTTTCGCACAAAGTGAATTTGGAAATCACAATGCTTGAATACGCATACAAATTAGGCGTGCAGGGAAAGAAAAGACTTTTCATTCATTATAAACTTAACAATAAATCGCAACTGCCTATTTCTGTTACCGACATTCAATTAGTTCTGAACGGCATAGAGTACACCGAAGATTACAACACCCACGAAGTTAATTCTTATCATCACAAGTCAAAAGGTGTTGATGAGTATGTTCCGACATACAATGAACATCTGCCTATCAATCTTGAGTGCCTACATTCTCATTCGGGTTACCTCGTTTTTGTAATTCCTGAAGATAATTCTCCAAATCTCGATAAAGGTCTGACTTTTCAAATTCGCACCAATCGGAATAAGGAAGTACAAAAGAAAGTGTCATTGAATGAGGTGGTAACGCTCCGCTCCACTCTACCTTATCAAAAGTATAAAAATCTTTTTCTAAAGGATAAGGCGGAACATAAGGTGCACTGACAGTCTTGTTGACTGTTGGTGCTTTTTCTATGTTGAATAAATTATTAAAAAATCCCATTTTCTCACCCCCTTAATATAATAGTTGCATTTATGCGACAAACTGACTAAAAAAAATAGCCTGTGCCTCATCACCTGTTAATCCGAGAATTTGTGTGATAGCGTCTGCCTGCTTAATGGTAAAATCCTCACCACCGTTAGAAAGTTTACGATACATCGTACTTTTGTCGATACCGATACTTTCAGCAACCTTTTCAGGGGTTAATCTTTTCTCCTTGATAGCCCCTTTCAGCTTATCAACATTAGTCAATTTTATCACCTCCAGTTTTTATTGTGTTGCATTTCTGCGACAACTATATGATACCACCCTTGTAAGTTATTGTCAATATATTTTTCGCATTTTTGCAAAATTATTTTTATTTTTTCAAAAAGTAGTTGCATTTTTGCAACCGTTATGTTATAATACTGTACAGTAAAGGAACGGTGGCGGCTGTTTCGACTCCCTTGAGAAAGGGGGTGATTGCGTGGAATACATAGCTGTGATAGTAATTTTCACATTTTTTATTGTGTTCACCATAAAGAAATAACCGCCCTGTACTGCAATACAAGACGGTTATAAAAAATAATTAGTTTTTGAATAGCGGAACAGCTAAAGCCGTTCCCTTACTACCATTATAATACAACTTATTTTGCATTATGTCAATAACAATATATTGAAAAAAGGTGTTACTTATGACAATCGGCGAACGCATTAAAAAATTGCGAGAAGAAAAAAATATAACTGTTGATAAACTTGCCGAGCTGATAGGAAAGAACAGAGCTACAATATACAGATATGAAAGCAGCGAGATTGAAAAGTTACCAACAAGCGTATTAGAACCGCTTTGTAAAGCTTTAGGAACTACTCCTGCGTATATTATGGGTTGGGACGATAAAACACCGGAACAAGCAACCCCCCTTCCGCAAACAAATGTATTTATGCGACCGGTATATGACAGCATTTTGGCAGGGTTCGGAGTGATAGCTCAGGATGTGCCTGTTGACTATATGCCTACATACATCACCTGCCCCTCAGAACAGGATAAATATATATGGATAAATGTTCACGGTGATTCTATGAGCCCTCTGATTGATGACGGCAGTAAAATTCTTATTAAAAAGCAAACCTCCGTTGACAGCGGTCAGATTGCCGCAGTCCTCGTTGACGATGAAGAGGCTGTTGTTAAAAAGGTCCTTTACAACGATAACACCGTTGAGTTGCATTCAGTCAACCCCTACTATCCCCCACGAGTGTTCAAAAATAACGACGTCACCCGTGTTCAAATCCTCGGTCTTGTAAAAGAAGTCAGTAAATCGTTACAGTGAGAAAAGCTGTTTTACTGTAACAGTTAAATTTGTAAAAATATATTGATTTTGTGAATTTCTCGGTGTATAATTATACTCAATTCGTAAAAACAGCCTATTTTTACGAATTGATTTTCTGATATATGCGTATAATTGTTAAATTACGGCATATAATACTTATTGGAGAGGTGATACATTTGGGGTATAAATCTTTAGATAAGCTGTTTTATTCTGACAAAGAAAATTATGAAAAAATTTACAACGAAAGGTATAAAAGCGAATACGCAGTACACTTAGATTTTCTGATACACGATAACCCTGCTTTTTTTGTGATGATACCCGAATTTATTACGAAAATTCGTGACATTTATAAAACCGATAAGCAAATCAAAGCTTTAAGGGATTCATTACCCGAAAAAGCAATTGACCATTTCGCTATCAGATGTTTGGTTGATGAAATTGTAAAGACAAATGATATTGAAGGTGTTTACAGCTCAAGAAGAGAAATTAACAGTGTCTTGTCAGAACTGGAAACAAAGAGCCACGGGAAGCGTTTTATGGGGCTTGTGCAAAAATATCTTATGTTGCAAAAAAATGAAACTATGTCCTTTGACACCTGCGAAGATATCCGCAACCTGTACAATGATTTAGTATATTTTGAAATTGAAGAAGATAACCCGTCTGATTTGCCTGACGGTAAAATCTTCAGAAAAGATTCAACAAGCGTCCTCAGTGCGACGCAAAAAGAACTTCACAGAGGAGTTAATCCCGAAGAAAAAATTATAGAGTGTATGAATAAAGCGTTGGCAATACTTAATGACAAAAGCATTGAGTGTGTTTTCAGAATATCAATTTTTCATTACCTCTTTGGTTACATTCATCCTTTCTATGACGGCAACGGAAGAACATCCCGTTTCATCAGCAGTTACTTGTTGTCAAAAGAATTTGAATCAATTATCGGTTACAGAATGTCTTATTCTATTAAAGAGAACATAAACGATTACTACAAGGCATTCAAGGTGTGTAATGACCCGAAAAACAAGGGAGATTTAACTCCTTTTATAATTATGTTTACCGATATTATTGATGATTCGTTGCACAAGTTGGTGTACGCTTTGGAGAAAAGATTAGAGCAACTGACACATTACAGAAAGTGCATTATCTTTCTGCCTAAAGGCGCCGACGAAAAATATAGTAATCTGTATTTTTTGCTTATTCAGGCAAGTTTGTTTTCCGAAAGCGGAATAAGCACAAAGGAACTAATGGATGTTATGAAATTAAGCAGAAGTACAGTTACAAACAGGTTAAACACCCTGTCCGATTACGGTTTAATAATCAAAAAAACTTTAGGCAATATCCGTTGCTACAGTCTCGACATAAATAAAATAGATACAATAATGGAAGAGATAAATAAATAAATAAAAAAAACCGCCCTGACCTGTTGGCGCAAGTCGGAGCGGAAACCACCACACAGGGTGCAGTGATACTACTAAAAGCAATAATATTGTATCACACTCCCCTGAATTTTTCAAGTTTTGAATATCAGGGGATTTTTGCACCCTTTTTTAAGCAAAAGGAGTGTATAAAATGAAACTGCCTAACGGCTACGGCTCTGTTTATAAG